AAATGGTAGATGTGGTACGTTTAACACAAGAAAATGGAAGTACTCAGTTATGTAGAGGTGGTGAAGATGCTGTCTTAAATTCATGGAGCAAGTGGCCGATAGTTAAAGCAGAAATGACAGGGGAAAAACAATTACTACAATGGTTCACTATAAATGAATAGGAGTATAAAATGGCTGAAGTATTCTCTACAAAGAAGAAGAAAAAGAAAAAACATTAACAATTAGAAAGGACAATATGGGATTGATGAGTAAACTGAAACATCATGTAAAAAAGTTAATCGGTAAACCCGAAGAGGTTGCCGAAAGAGTTGCAGATCATGTAGAAAAAGAAGAAAAAAAGATTACAAGTACACCAAAAAAAGTACACAAATCTGCGACAAAAAAAGCAAAGACTAAAGCAAAGGGACTTATTAAAAAGGCTAAAAAGAAATAAGGGATAAATGAAAACATTTCAAGAAATGTCTAGAGACTTAGACGCACAAAATGTAAATAAAGCTATTCAACACGATTGAGCTACTCATATCAAACATCCAAGTTTGGGTGAAGATTTTGTAAAAGTTGTAGATCACAGTCTAACTAAAGATGGTGTAATAGAAGAGTATTATGTAACACATAGTGGTACATTACTTACAATCCAGGCCTCGGAAGTTACTGAAGAACATGGAGGATCACATTCTCATGAAAAGAAACCAAAGAAAAAGAAAAAATGAAAACATACAGAGAATTCAACGAGGGGTTTTTTAGTAAAAAAGAACCCGAAGATCCAGATGAAAAGGAATTACAAGATCTTGGTATGAAGGCCGCTGGTAGAGGTGGTTGGTCTAAGAAAGAACAAGACCGATATAATGACCTTTGGATGAAGATGCACAAGAAAGGAAAGACCCCAACATTGCAACCACCTAGTGTGTATGGTGATGATTCATGGGGAACTAAGACTACAAAACTTCATAAAAAACTTAAACTTACAACAAGAGATCATAAGGGTGTATTAGCATAGTGAAAACTTTTAAAGAATATGCGATGACCTCGCGTCAACAAATTGCACAAATGCAGCACTACTGGACAGACCTAGACCATTCGGCTTCTGATGATACGAAAAAGAAAAGTATGGATAAAAAATTTGGTGTTCGGAATATTAAATTAGATAAAACAGGAAATATAATATCCTATAAAACTGAAAGAGGTAAATTAGTTGCTGGTGATGAATGTGATTGTTTTGGTCATGAACTTACTGAAGCAGAATATCAAGGGAAAAAGGTAGAACTTAACAATCCAACTCGTTCAAGTGATGGAAAGAAAAAGTTCTATGTCTATGTGAAGAATGAAAAAGGAAACATCATCAAACTAGGTTTTGGTGACCCTAACATGGAAATAAAACGAGATGACCCCAAAAGACGGAAAGCATTTCGTGCCAGACATAGTTGTGATGACGACATCGGCCCTAAGTGGAAAGCCAGATATTGGAGTTGTTATCAATGGAGAGCAGGAGCAAAGGTAGATAACTAATGAAAACATATAAAAGTTTTATGACAGAAGAGAAGGGAGATACTGCTATCTTCACCTTTGGTAGATTCAATCCCCCAACAGTTGGGCATGAAAAACTCGTTGTTGCTGTAGCGAATGTTGCCAGAAGAGAGGGTGGAGAATATTTTGTTTATCCAAGTCATTCTCAAGATTCTAAAAAGAATCCTCTCGATCAAACCACAAAGATTAGATATATGAAAAAGATGTTCTCAAAACACAAAAAGAACATCATTACAAGTACAGGAAACAATGCTCTTGAAATTGCTTCAGAACTACAGGATAAAGGATATACAAACTTAGTTATGGTAGTGGGTAGTGATAGAGTAAAAGAGTTTCAATCCTTATTAGATAGGTATAATGGAGATGAAGATAAGGCTCATGGTTTCTACGATTTCAATTCAATCAAGGTAGTCAGTGCTGGAGAACGTGATCCTGACGCAGAGGGTGTAGAAGGAATGTCTGCCTCTAAGATGAGACAGTCTGCAGTAGAAGGAGATTACAAAACATTCCGTAAAGGAACACCATCCTCATTGAGTGATAAAGACACCAAGCTTATGTTCAATGATATTCGTAAGGGTATGAGATTACAAGTAGTCAAAGAAGGTTCAAAATGGAAGAATGTTGATTTTGAGTATGAACTTCCAGAAGAAAAGACATTAAATGAAGAAAAACAAATAATATTTGAGGATTACACTACTAAGAATGCTCATACATCGTATATAGCGTATGATTTTTTTGATGAGTTATGTAATGGAATGCAAATAACAAACAAAAAACATAGGTTTTATATAAAAGAATCTCTAATAATTACAGATAGATTCTTAGATATAAGAAAAAAAGCACTTCAAGAAAAGAAGATAAATCAATATGATTTCCATGAATTGGAATTTTTGGGTAAAAAACACTTCAAATTGGTGGAAAATTTAGATATTGACCATCTTGACAATTCGTTTATTTATAAATATATTAGTGAGGTGAAAGAGTATTTACTATGGGGAGATCCCGAATCACTTAAAAAGTATAACAAAGAAACTCCCGGCCAAGTAGTTGAAGGTAAACTTGACACAGTTATTAAATGGCTTGCTAAAAAATTGGACATTGCTCACTCTGTTGCACAAAAACTAGTGGTAAAAGCACAGAGTAAAGGTATCAATCCACTCAAGTTACAACAAAAATGGGCTATGCTTTCACCAACATTACTATCTTTGGTTGCAGAATATAAACCAGAAGAACAAAAACCTCAAGGAGATTAAAATGGCTGATGTACTCAGCGTCATAGCAGACGTATTGAATCAAGACAAACGACAGAAAAAAGAACAAGCGAAGATAATGCGCGAAGTTCAAAAGAAACTGAAAGAAAAAGGTTCTGAAGAGGTTGCTGAAGAAGAGGGTGACAAAGAAGATTACATGAAGTTCTTTGCTGGTAAGTTGAAGAAATATGGTGTAAAAAGTCCAGCTGAACTAGACGATGAAAAAAAGAAGAAGTTTTTCAACGAAATTGAGAAAGATTGGAAGCATGATAGTAAAGAAGAAGTAGAAGTTGAAAAAAAGGAAGAAGATTTGGGTAAAAGAGTCAAAGCTAGAATGGAAGCTGAAGCCGAAGATGAAGAGCCGATAGTAAAGAAGAAGTAGAAGTTGAAAAAAAGGAAGAAGATTTGGGTAAAAGAGTCAAAGCTAGAATGGAAGCTGAAGCCGAAGATGAAGAGCCTGAAGAAGATGAAGAGCCCGAAGAAGATGAAGATGAAGATCCAGTAGGAGATTCAGATGTGGTACAGGGGGGTGAACCTACTGAAGATGAACTAGAGAAACTTGCTGACTTAGTGGTTCAAAAAATCAAGGACAAGGCTGATGATGAAGAAGAGGAAGAGGAAGAGCCCGATGCAACTGAAGCAGAGAGTGGTAAAGAGGAAAAGATAGAGGTTAATCCTAAAATGGAATCTGTAAGGAATCCTCATGCTAGGAATACATGGGAAGCAGCGCTAAGACAAGTATATGCGGTTAATGAAGAAAGTGTTGAAGGAGATGAGATTAAAGAAGCATCAGATACTTCATGGATAGATCCTCATGCTAAAAAAATTGAAAGTAAATGGAAATCTATGAATAAATCTGCCAGAAAGAAGTGGCTTCAGACCATGGCAGACATGGCAACAGATAAAAAAACGAAACAAGAGCTCTTAGATGATGTATTAGACGATTATGGTCTAACAGAGGCTTACACAGACTTGCGTGGTGATGGTGATAAAGGAACAACAACTTCAGAACCCGATAAAGACTATGATCTTGACAAGTTTTCAGACCCAAAGTATGTTCCTGCATACAACGATAAGTCTTTTCAGACTGCACCAGACAACACAGGAATTGGAAAAAATGTCAAAGCAACTCAGTCTGGAACTCCTAAAAAGGCAAAAGGACAAGCAACTGCTGCTAAAAAATCTATGAATGTAAACCCCAAAACTGGTGACGATAAAATACCAGTACCTACAAAATCTGGAACTCCTAATAAAGCGGTAGGTAAATCAACTGCTGCTAAAATATCTCCTAGAGTTACTACGAAGGATGGTGTTGCTACACAGGTTGAATCAATAGGTATGAATTTTGCAAGAAAGTTTTACCAAAAAGGAGAGAAATAATGTCTGATAATATATTTGGAACTACCCCCACTTCAACTTTGATGAGTGTTGCAGAAGCAGCAGCGAAGGTTATGCAAGGTCAACAACCTATTGAAGAACAAGATGAGTCCTGGCTCGACACTGAAGCTAGAGATGTTGAACACAAATGGAAAAGGATGAACACTAAGCTTAGAGTTAAATGGTTAGCCCAGATTAAAGTCAAGGCCGATAAAGAAGATATGGGTAAGGAAGATTTGGATGACATACTTAGTCAATATGGATTGACAAAATTTGATAATGAAAAGATATGGGATGAAGCTCAGAAAATTAAACCTAAGTGGAAAAAAATGTCTACTGCAAAAAGAACTCAGTGGGTAGATAAGATGGATGCTCTTGCGGTTAAAGCCAGGACAAGTGATGCTGATGTACAATCAATTCTTGACGACGCTGGATTAAAAATAAAAGAAGAAGTTGAGATTGATGAAATTGCACCTTGGAAAAAAGGTAAGTATAAAGTTACAGATGGAAAAACTGGTAAAGTACTTGGTACGTTCAATTCTGGTGAAAAAGCTCAAAAATATGTGGATAAGATTTGGGATGAAGGAGATTATGATTCCCTTACTGTGGAACTGGGCGAAGAGGTTGTATATACCCGCGGAGTTGAGATTACCGAAGCACTCAAACCATTAGACAAAGCTGTTGTTGATGCGTTCTACTACAAGAAAGAAAAAGAAGGAAAAGTAGTTTCTACTGATGGAGACTCGTTGATGAAAAACGGAATGGGTGGTCAAACAATAGCACAATGGTTGAATCCTAGTGGTAAGATCGCAATAAGTGCCGTTACTGATGTTAAATCAACAGAATCTATACTCAAGTATATGAAAAAGTCTATACCAAAGGGTAACTTTGATAAGAAGAGTTATAAGAAGTTTTTCGGTGAAGAAGTTGAGATTACCGAAGCTGTTCATGATAAGAAAGGTACATTTACAATGGCACCCTTTGAAGATTTAAGGAGTGTCGCAGACGCAGCATTAAAAATTATGACAAGACAACCTCAAGAGGTTAAAGAAGAGGAAAAAGAAGAAGTTACTAAAGAGGATCAACCTCAATCGTTGACAGAGTAATTAGTATAAATAACTATATAAACAAATTAATTTTAATAGGAGAGTAAAATGCCACTTTGGAGCAGTTCATTAGCACAAGATTCGATGGAATACGAATTTGATGTTACACCAGGCGTAGGCGCACTAGAGTTCACTATTCATGACAACATACTTCTGAACAGTACAGACGGCGCACCATTAGCAGATGCAGGATTTAGACTCCTGTTAGAAGAACAAATAGAAAAAAGACCAACATGGTTGAATAAAGATGAGCAAGCCAATTGCTTTGCAAACAACGAAGGTTGGTGGTTACGACATACAAAGAATTCATCTGGTACTCAGTATTGGGATGAATGTCTCGTAGCTCTTGGAGGTCTTACTGGAACAAGTGCAACAACTGGACTTGGTGTATCACAAATCACACACGTTTCGTTTGAGGGTGTTACAACTGGTTCAGCAAACGATAGCCCAGCATATTCAGTCTCATCAAGTGGAACACTTGCTACAGCTTATGTACAAGTTGTATGGAACGAACCAGTTGATTATGTACTTTCAACTTTACCAACTTTAGTAGTTACTCATACTGCTACTTCTGATGATTCTGAAACCAGTTATACAGCAACGGCTGCCGTTGGTAACACTACCGTAAATGTAATGGAAGCGGTTGGTACAGATTGGGATACAATTCGTATGAACAGTACTGATGGAGCACCAGCTTCAAATGCTGGAGATCGTATTATAATGGAAGACGATTCTCAATCTGGTGACGGAGACAAAGATCACCTGCAAATGGAAAAACAAACAACTGGTACTAAGATGAATTATTTCTTTACCATTGCTGGTTCTGACGGTGCAGGTACATTGACTGTTGCAAGACAAGCGATAACCTTGAATTCTTCAACCTTTAAAGAAGCCGGTGATACTGAAACTTCTGATTCTGGTATCATGCAACAAGTTTCTGCTGATATTACTTCAGCAGCAGTAACTATGGCATAGATATTACTTAATTAAACATAAGTATTATCATTATACATATAGTATGATTGAGTGAGTTTATTAACCGCGTCTAAGACGAGAACTTTCGCATTGCGCGCAGCGGAGTCTTAGCGTATTTCAACCTTAACGGTGATGAGTCCCATCACATAGCCTAAAAGGAAACAAAATGGCCGATAAGAAAATAACCGCGTTAACAGAGAATACTGCTCTCGCGTCAACAGACCTGTTCCACGTTGTGGACAGTCCTAGTTCAAATCCTTCAAACCAGAAGGTAACTGTTAACTCAGTTTTCATGTCTATTCCTGCACCTCTTGCTTTTTCAAGTATTGAAGCAACAAGTACAGCAACAGCTTACAGTCTAACAGTTGCTATCACAGCTACTGGGCCAGCAACCGCCCTTGCTATGACATTGGCTGCTGGTGCTGTTGGACAGTTCAAGTTTATTACACAAACAACAAACGCTAAATCTACACTTACTCCAG